TGTGGCCGGTGCAACGAATGCAACTGCGTATTCAATCAACACTGCCATTGTTCCAGGAATGGAAGTCACTGTTCTTCCTAACCACAGATGTGGACTGATCATGAGTGGAAACCCACTATATCTAGCAATGCCGAAGTTGCCTGAAGAAGTTCCATATCCGACGTCTGTTCAGACTGACCCCGATACAGGTGCTTCCTTGCGTCAATATTTCGGTTCGCTCTTTGGCCAAAACCAGCACGGAATGGTACACGACGTCATCTATGGCGCTAGTTTGGTACCTGAATATTGCATGATGGTGGCTCTCCCAGTTTAGGGAGGGTAGGATAACTTTGACTATGTTGTCAACTCTTTTTAACTTAACTTTAAGGAAAATCTTATGGCTATTATAGCTCCTCCAGCAGTGCAGAGCCCAGTCGTAAACGCTGGCCTTCTCTATGTAAACGGTCTCGCACTTCAATCATTGGTCATCCCTTCCGTTCCAGTCTCAGGTTACGCGTCCGGTAAGGCGTTCATTATCGAACCGGGACAAGCAAGAGATGGCACAAATACAAATGACATCTTTCTGCCTCCATCCTTCGTTGCTGGCGCCCTCTATACGCTTAATAGCATTCCTGTTGGCGTCGTTGTTAATGGATTGCAAGTTGGTGTAAATGGCGTTGATCAAGCGCCACTCGTCGCAAGCAGCCTCTACAACGTATACGTAATCGCAGCTTCGAATAGCGTATTTTCATCAAATTTCGCAGTCGGCGGAGGTCCTCTTAATTACCTACCGAATGCAGGCGTTTCAGAGATTCCAGTGAATCCATATCCAGCAGGTGGTTTGCTTTCCCTTGCTTCGAATCCAGTTCCTTTCCTTCCATTCGGGTATGACATGTACCGTTTGATTGGGACGGCTGTAACAAATTCTTCTGCCGACCTGGTGTATTTGACTCAATTTGGAAATGGAAGTGGGAGTCTTGTTTCATATTCCATTCCTCCTGTCAGTGTTTTGACGGCCGGTGCAGCAACAACATTTACAGCGGTCTCACTTGCATCCGCAATCCCTTCAGGAGTCGCGTCTCAAGTTGTGTTGAGCGTAAGCTTCACATCAGCATTGGCTGGCGACATGGCTGAATTCCTTCCTTATGGCTCCTCCCTTTCAGGCGGATCTGTCGGCGTTGTGCAGTTCGGCGGTGGACCTGCTGGTGTTCAAACAGGAATCGTAACTGTACCTGTTGGATCAGATGCCGGTGTGCCTGAAATCCTTTACAAGGTTGATTCAGGTGACGCGCTGTCGTTGTCAGTCATTGGATATCGTTAACGTTTCTTTGGCCATTTAATGGGCGCTTGACCTCCAAAGCGCTCCTCAACCTTTGTGGGGTCATGGATGACGTACACAACCAATCAGCTTATTTCAGGTGCTTACTACTCGGCAGGGGTCGTTTCGCGTGAATTCGAAACTGTCAGTGGCTTTCAAATAGCTGATGGACTTGGATGGCTTAATGACATTTTAACTGAAAAACGTGTCGATGAGGGAATGATTCCTTACGAAACTACGTATACATTCAACGCAAAAGTTGGTCGCGAAATCTACTTCATCCCCGATCTCATCGAGATAGACACTTTGGTTTTCTATTTGGATAGAGTTCGCTATGCCATGGCCTACGACAAACGAAACCAATACTTTGGAATGCCTCGTGTCGAAAACATTAAGACACTTCCCTATAACTGGTATTTCGAACGCGTCACAGGTGGTGGCAATCTCTATATCTATTTTTTGCCAGATCGCGATTACCCAATGGAAATCCATGGGATCTTTGGACTGAGCAGCGTCAAATTGGGCCAAGACCTGTCCGCAAGCGTCGTGACAGCTGACCTGGGTGTTCCGACTTTTTATAATAATCAATACATTTTCCAAACGGCGGTCCCATATTCACAGGTTGTTTTAGGGCCTGGACAACTTATCATTAGCACCATTCGGCAAACAAATAGTTTCCCCGAAAATCCGCCTCCTGTCGTCGCAGATAACTTTGAAAACGCCGTTGATTTGATGGGCACGTATCAAAATATTGGTGCTCTGATCAATTACATCAATTCTGGAATCCTACCTGGTGTCAGCGCGCGGTTAGATGTGGATGACTTTGTGTTGTATTCAGATACTGAGCCTCCTCATCCCATCTACGTAAGGTCGTATGGCTACCCTCCAAATGGAGCAACTTTCATAGGTTCAGTGACAGCTGCAACAACAAGTGCCCTCTCAGCTACCTACAATAATGGAACTCTGGGTGTAGGTGCTTTCTTGCAATCTACAATCAACCAATTTTTAAATGTTGATGGTGGCAATCTCCAAGTAGGAAATACTGTTCTAGTCAAGGATCAGCCGATTACCATTCAGAACGGTGTGTATGTGGTAACAGTTGCTGGAAATCCAGGAAACCCGTGGACGCTGACGCGGGTGACTTATTACGATCAACCATCTGAGATAGGGGTAGGGACTTTTTTCACCGCTTTATCAGGTGTAGTGAATCGTGGTGTTAATTTCATCCAAACGGCAGATGTCAGTTTGGTGGGGACAAGCCCAATCCTTTTCAGCGTGTTCGGTGCAATAACTTTTTCAAACTTCTCTACGATTGGTAGCTGGAATTATCAGGTGTTCAATGCGATTGGATTCGATCAGTTTTATATTACTTACCTTCGGTATGCTCTCGCTGATCGTATTTGTGCTGAATATAATTATGTTACCCCTCCGAATGTCTTAAGACAGCTCGGCAAATATGAATCCTGGATTAATAAAAAGTCACGCTTGCAAGATTTGAGAAACATGAAGGTGAGCACTTTGAATAAGAGGACGACTTATGGGTGGGCATTCATCAATCTGGGCCGTGGGTGGATTTCGAATTCATAAGCCCTAGATGAGTTCAGGACGGATGCAAAACATCATTAATACGATCTAATGCGTTTGTCATCCTCGATTGAACTTCTAACAGATGTTTGTTTTGATTTTGCAAGAACGAAAGGTCTGTTTTCAGACTTTCACACTCCTCACAAACTGCTTTTTGAGTGTTACGACGTTGGCTGTATTGATTATAGTCAGAAGGGGTAAAACCTTCTCTTTTAAGCCATCCGTAAACAGTTGAATCAGATATCCCGTGCGACCACGCAACTTTGTGGTAATCTTTAGTTTCCATGATCTGCCGAAGTATGTTTTTCTTTAAATCTTCATCGCGATGTTTTCCCATGTCAGTCTCCCTCAACTAGCATCAAAGCCATTTGTTTTTGCTCATCATAGACTTCGAGAATGGCTTGTATCTCTTCATCGCGTTTCGTTTTCAAATCCATGGTTTCCTTCTTTGGTGAGCGGGGGCGTTTCAATTTCCTGTTAGTATCGATTGCTTCCTCCAATTCATATCGGCAGCTTAGAAAAAAGGTCAGATTGGTGTCAGCTGATTCGGTCATATATGAAACGAAATGATTTTGTGATTTCTTGAACTCAGGTGGTCGACTGAATTCTGAGATATATACCTTTGGGAAACCTACTGGCGGAAGAAATCCTGTGATGAATTCCTTGAGGGCTTCATTTGCGAAATCTGCCTCCAGATCGACCGATGAGAATGTGAATGCACCTGTGTCACGAGCAAGACGGAGACATTCAACAGTATAAAGGTTCATGAAGGTCTCTCCAATTGTGCAAGTGACGTAGCCATGTATTCCTTGAGGCGTGTTTTAAGATCCTTCCGCATGTTTGAAAGCGTTTCTGAAATTGCTTGAATGTCATTTTCGAGCACTTGGATAGTAAGATTCATCTCCCGTAGTTTTTCAACTTCTTCTGACATGTGATTCCTCCGTGATATATGATAAGATTTTGACAGAACATAAAGGAAAAACATGCAAGTTGCAAATGCCCAAGAGGTTGAAGTAAATGTTGTTGGGAGCGATACATTTGGTCGCTATCCGAAGATTTCAGCCGAACAGACATGGAATATGTTCATATCAGATAACTGGTTGATCACGTATGGCGGTTTCAAAAGAATCAGTGAGGTACTTCCAGCAGGCGAGGGTCGTGGTCTTTTCAATTCCATCCGAGGCGGTTTCCTCTTAGCGGTCGTATCCACATCCGTATATCGATTTGATACAGCTTTCGTGCCAATCTTCATTGGAAAGATTGGAACTCTCACAGGAGACGTCTATATAGATGAAAACCTTTCGAGTCAGATCTGTATTGTGGATGGTGAAAACGCATACATATACAACTATTCCATACCCGCTGTTCCAGGTCCTAATTTCGCTTTGCAACCGCTTCCGTTTTTCCCAAGTTACGTTTCATATCACAATACTTTCTTCCTGTTTGGTTCTTCACCTGCAAGTACGAATTCCCAGTTCTGGTATGCCTATAACGGTGGTACTGGGTTGACAATCACTTTGAATACCCAATTTGCTCTTCAGACTAAGCCTGATTCGGCACTTGTGGTCGAAAGGTTGCCAGGAAGAGGCAACAACGTTTTGGTTGTAGGATCAACTGTTGCAGAGGTTTGGACACAGGTCGGAGGCACCGAAAACTACCGGCGTGTGCAATCTTTTAACATTGACTATGGAGTAACATCCATTTCGACGCTTGCTGCAAATGAAGAGCAGATTTGCTATCTCGCACAGAATGAAAATAACTCTCCTACCCTTTTCGTAACGGATGGGTCGAGTACCAAAATCATTTCAACAGATGGAATCGACCATTTACTTGATGAGATTCAGTTTCCAGGTCAGTCCACTGCGTTCTTCTTCAGACAGGATGGGCATCTGTTCTATCAGCTGACTTTTTACAATCCCGCCGATAATTTGACACTGAT